CGGACGACGCACCGGTCTTCGGTAAATGTCATCACGATAAGGCTCATCTTCATCGTCCGATTCAATCTCCATTACAACGACGGATGGCTGAATGATTTCATACAACGAGTCTTGTTGATTACTTTGTAAGTGTAGCTGATACACTAACCAAATAATTATCAAACCTAAGATTACGGGAAGAAGGGAAATTTGAGACTTCTTCATATAGTGTATAGATAGAATTTATTTACGGGATCGTCTCTTAAGGGATCGTCTCTTAAGGGATCGTCTCTTACGAGAAAGCTTCTTAAGGGATCGTCTCTTAAGGGACCGTCTCTTACGAGTTCGTTTAGTTTTGCGAGACTCACCTTTCTGTGAGCTTTTCGCTTTTCGGCGTTCAATTTCCCGTTTCAAGGCTTCATATATTGGACTAAGGTATTTCATCCTAATTTCTGCTTGTGTTAATTTCTCTTTTAACGGATCTAATTTATCATCATACTTTTTTTTTCTTTCTTTATAATCAGCTAAGGCTTTTGTATAAATTTGCAGGGCCGTTTCATACTTTTCAGGGTTCAGTTCATAATGTCGTTTAAGAAGACCTTTTAATTTCGGATGTCGTGGTTCTATAGGTTCCATCTGCTCTGCATTTTCAATAGCATGTTGTAATCGGGCTATTGTAGTCTCTAATTCAACTAGTTCTTTTCCTATACTTTCTCTGTCTTCTTGTAGTTCTGGAATAGTGAACTGCATAACTTCTCGGATAGATTTTGAAGTAGCTGATAAACGACCTCTATCTTTAGGACTGAGGAAACGCGTACCGTGAGATTTAAACAAACCAGTTGTAAAAACTTTAGTCCAATCTAGTTCACTTTCCATATAGTGTATAGATAGAATTTATTTACGAGATCGCTTCTTACGAGATCGTCTCTTACGAGATCGCTTCTTACGAGTTCGTTTAGTTTTACGTGAGTTGCGTCGCCGCCTTACACGGTTACCACCACCTATTAATGATGCTTGTATACGGCGGGCCAAATCAGCTTTTGTTTGTTGTAATCTCCCCATTTCTTCATCGTGTATTTGTTGAAATTCTTGTATTTTTTCAGCGTGTCTTTGTCGTAATTTATCCATTTCTCTAGCGTGTTTTTTTCGCAATTCTGCCATTTGTTTAGCGTGTTTTTGTGATAACTTATCCTCATCCAATTCGTCCAGTTGAGCTAGTAATGCATCGCTTCTATCTACTATAATATTATGTAATTCACTTGGATACATATTGTATTCTTGAAACGTTGCATCATCTTTAAGGTATACTCCCCTATATTTTAATATTAGTTCGTCTACAGGAATATCCGTTATATCGTTAATCATACCCTTCACCTCTCCAACTGTATTATTTAGTTTCAACGTCAGATATACCGGAAGTCCATCTACATTTAAGTTGACTGGTTCACCATCACTAGCTTCTCTCTCCTCAACGGGGACGAAGGCACGTGGCATTTCAGGCTCAGGCTCAAGCGCAGGAGCAGGAGCAGTAGCAGGATTCTTATCACCTACTACCACAAGGGGGTTACCTGGTTCGTTTAAAGTGGAGATATGTACCATATCCAGTAACACATTACCTGACGAAGTGTCATCATCATAATAATATAACTTCATATCCGGTTCATATCCCCTTGATTGTAGAAAAGTTTTTAGAACCTCAATAGTATCATCATCCTCATAATATATAGGAAATATATCCCCAGTTTTCCTATCCTGGACTTCAATTTTTTGCATTGGTTATACTTTATCTTAGATTTTTTTATACTTAAAATAATAAATATCCTAGACTCTATAAGATGTATAATTTGATCGCGTGTGTGAATCAAAAGGGGTTACTCGGTCAAGAAAATGATTTGTATGCTACCTCTAGCAATGATTTACACTATTTTAGTCAAGTCACCAAAGGACATAGCTTACCTAAACAAAATATACTTATTATGGGATACAATACGTGGTTATCCTTACCTAAAAAACCCCTATCGGAACGATACACGATAGTAGTTACCAAAAATCACGCACACTGTTTATCCGATGTATGTCATAAGGACAGTTTAGAGAAAGCCTTTGCGCATTGTAAGGAAATCCAATCCGATTACGGTGAGGTATTTGTGATTGGTGGAGCTATGATTTATCAACACTGTGTAGAACATTACTCCGACACACTCAATAAATTGTATATAACCGAAATAGAGGATGATTGGGAAGGTAACGAACAATCTCATTATTTTGATTATTCACCTCTCCTATCCAAGGTAACCAACATCAAACAACGCACCGAACGAGCCAATACACGTATTTATGACCCACTCACACAAGACTACTGTGTAAAGAGTTTATCTCTAACCTTTACCGTATATCAGAAAACATCTTTGGTAAATAAGGATGAGTTTCACTATCTTCATTTATTAGATGAAGTTATGAAACAAGGAAGGCTCGTTGAAACTCGGAATGGTTCGGTGAAATCCATCTTTGGTGCCAAGATGACTTTTTCACTAGACCGTTTTCCCTTGCTCACAACCAAGAAAATGGGATACAAAACTATTTTGAGAGAATTACTCTGGTTTATCAAAGGATCCACTAATAATCAACTGCTACAAGATAAACACGTTCACATTTGGGATGGAAATTCTAGCAAAGCCTATCTAGAATCCCGAGGCTTACCCTATGAACAAAATGATCTAGGACCCATCTATGGATTCCAATGGCGACATTTTGGAGCCGAGTACAAAGACCGATACACAAACTACGAAAATCAAGGAGTAGATCAGTTGAGATGGTTACTCAATGAAATCAAAACCAATCCTACGTCCCGAAGATTGATACTTAGCGCGTGGAATGTTCGAGATTTAGATAAGATGGCCTTGCCTCCGTGTCATATCTTATCTCAATTTTATGTAGATCAAGAACAAGGGACCCTATCGTGTCAGCTGTACCAGAGAAGTGGGGATATGTTTTTAGGAGTTCCCTTTAATATAGCTTCTTATGCATTTTTGACGTGTATCCTAGCTAAGCTAACTGGATACAAACCCGGTAAGCTACATCACGTTCTCGGTGACACACATATATATCAAGAACACGATAGCTCTGTAGTAACCCAACTGAAACGCGTTCCTAAACCGTTTCCAACATTAACTATATCTGATTCATTAACCGATATAGATAGTATTACTGAAGATATGTTTACAATAGATGAGTATGAATGTTATGGGCGATTGAGCGCTCCAATGAAAGTTTAACGACGCTTAGACCGACGCTTAGACCGACTCTTCCGGGTTCTACGCTTGGTAGACGGACGCTTTCTAGAGGAGCGTTTGGTTCTACGAGGCTTCGTAGAACGACGCTTGGTTCTACGTGGTTTTCTAGATCTACGCTTCTTTCTACGACGATAATCGCCACCGGTAACTGAACCACCTCCGGTAACTGAACCACCTCCGGTAACTGAACCACCTCCGGTAAAGGGACCATAGGCATTACAGCTTTCAATACTCGCATAAGTAGGGTTTGAATTTGCTCCACCATCGTAAAATTCACAACCCGAGGTAACGGAAGGAACAGTCATTATATACTATATCAATATTATCTTTTATAAATTTCTCTTAATACATTCTTTAATTAATAAATCTAAAGAACACGGACCAATGTCAAACATTAGCTTATGAAACCCTCGGATATCTCCGGGATACTTTTTCAAATAACGATCGCGTAAAAATAATAAGGTCAATTCACCCACTTTGTAAGACAAGGCTTGACTTGGTGTACAAATGTATCGTATAATTTCATTCCGAATCACCTCATCGGTATAATCCAAGTGTTTTTGCATATAATCAAAGGATTTTTTATAAGACCATTTGAATGCATTGATCCCGGTATCCACAACCAACCGAACCGCTCGCTGTAATTCCATCTGATATTTACAAATCATTTCTTTGTCTGTATGTAAATCTGTGAAATTCTCACAATACAAACCCCATCCTTCCACAAACCCTGTATTATTCATTCGTTGAACGTAGAGAGGTAGTTTTTTGGAGCGATTATGAGTCATTAGTTGTAAATGATGTCCTGGAATAGTCTCGTGTAACGTGAGAGTCATTAGTTCGTGTTGATTGAGAGTTTCCGGACGATTGGTATTTACATAATAGGTTCCTCTACGTTTAGTCCCTATGTAAAACGCGTACATTCTAGATTTCTTATCACTCACTCGTTGAATGGAGGCCAAATCGGATTCACGCAATGAACCATCAAAATATCGTTTGTAAATTGTACGATAAATTTCTTTTTGTATTTTCTTAGACTTCTCTAACACTTGATCACCCGATTGAAAGGGTTGATTGTAGTGTTTGTAGAATTCTTGAAGACTACCTCTAAATTTCATACGTTTCCGTAATTCATGAAGCTTCTTTGTAATACGATCGACTTCTCGTAATCCTAGACGATAGACATCTTTCGGTGTAAGACCTTGTATAGTTTGTTCTTGTAATAAACCTCGGTAAATATCTAATCCACCGGTAATAGAATACATTCCTAATTTAGTTGAACAGTGACACAAATACTCGGTTTCTAAAAATTCTTTTAGTTTGGTTACAGAAGGTATCAGATACGTTTGAATGGCTTTGGTGGCTTCTTTGGTAATAAACTTCGGAATAGAGAGTTGAGTTATATCGGATTCTAAACAAGCTTGATACTGATCACGTAAATCCAATACAATCATACGAGGTAAGGTATCTTTGTAGCGAATACCTTGTTTCATATTGTCAATGATGGTTGTGGTCATTGCTGGAATACCTTTGAACCGATTCAAAAAATCTAGATAACTGGATTTGTCACTAAATTCATAATCCGTTTCACCTTGTAGAGAAGACAGGTAATCCAAGGGGAAATTATTCAGAGAATCAATGGGAACATGATCTAAGGATAAATACCGACTTTCTTTTTTCATTAATTGTAAATCATCATAAAAGATCTTATCATAGAAAGTTTTATCTCGTTTCGCTTTGAGTAAGGTATGATATTTTCGTATTAATTCCCGTTCCTTTTTTTGAAACTCGGTAGTTAAGGTATTGGTATACTTGGGTCTTAGATGTTTGTACTTAGGTAAATGAAAGAAATCATTCAATTCGGGTATCAACTGAATGAGTTCGTGTATATATTCGTCACACAACTCCATATAAAATGATAGATATAAAAAAAATATGCGATAATGAGTTATTAAAATCCTACTTCTTCACCTTAATCGTCCGACTTCTCAGCGGTGGAGATAGTTACCCCCTTCGGTACCCCCTTCGGACTACGTTTCCGGTATCTAGAGACCTTGGTTTTATGGCGGGATTGCAGTTTGGATAGAAGCTCAGCTTCGGCTGCTTCGGTTGCTTCGGCCGTGACTGTCTCCGACTTCTTATCGGTGAGGGCAGCTATCCTTTGGGCTTTGGCCTCGGCTGCCTCGGCCTTGGCTTCTCCGTCCTTGGCTCCCCCATAAACGGATCGTTTTCTACCTTTCGCTACTCTCTTTTTTTGAGCCTTACGTCTAGTAGCCTTACGTCTAGTAGCCTTACGTCTAGTAGCCTTACGCTTAGTAGCCTTACGCCTCACACTCTTACGTCTAGTAGCCTTACGCCTCACAACGGGACTTCCACCAAATAAAGAGAACATCCTATACTATAAGTTATATTTTATTTACGTAGTCGTCTTCGGTTTGTTTTCTTCTT